GTTTCTGTATCTATTCATTATAGGGGCTAACAATCCACCGGTTAAACTATTGGCAACCCCTAAGGCCGCTTCCATTTGTGGTCTATTAACAGGATCATCATCATCAAAATAATCACCTGGAATGAAAGAAACGGGGAAGTAAGTTCCTGTTAATCTATTTGCCAAAGAAACTGCCGCTAATACAGGATTTTCAGGAACCGTAATTTTCCAATTTCGTATAAAAAACGGTTGTTGTCCTGTCGCCAATAAACTCGCAGAAAGAGGATCGCTTATGGTGTCTAAGTTAATCGCTCCGATTGTTGCTTGTTGTATTTCTTGAGAAACTCTTTCGTTAAACGCAAATTTAAGTTGTGATGCCCCAATTTGCGCTAAAAACGTATCTTGTGATAAAGGTCCGTTAGATCCGTTTGGATCGTCTTGAAATACAAGATTAAAGGTAGGGTATGAAGAATAAACATAATATCCTGGATTCCAATATGGTTGATATATGTTGCCCGCATTTATTATGTCGGTTATTACAACCAAATCTTTATAACCACCAGAAGGTCCCCATTTATTCGTCACATATGCCGATTCAATAAAAAATTCATTGATTATATCTAAGTTCGTTCCTTCTTTTGGATAATAAGGTCCTTGATTTGGGTCTAAGACAGGAACTAAATTTACATTAATTGGTGAACCAAATCCGCCATCGGGACCAAATTCATTTAGTGGGTATAGATCATTTGCAAATAAATTTGTGGATACATAGTTGTTTGGAGAGTCAACGACATTTAAAGATCCAATATTTGTTTCGTAGTTAACAGGATTTCCGGGAGATGTGTATGCTCCTGGCACATTATAAGGCGGTAGGTTTCTTACCAATAATTGTTTTCTAAAAGATTCAGAGTTACCAAAAGAAAGAAAGCTTTCCGACATTTTTTTATTTTATAAATAGATTATAAAGTAGTTTTTTTATTTTGAGTTGTTCATATCCCATATAATTAAACATTAAATAATTTTATGGTGCGGCTACTCCAGATATTTTAGTTTTAACATCACTAATAAAATTAGGGTCGTCTAACAAAGATCGTTTTAGTTTATCATCGGCAATTAAATTACCCCCACTATCACTTACCTTAACATTAATATTTAAATTACTATCTGTCTTACCCTCAATTTTTATTGGTTCTGAGTAAGCGGTTTTAACCTTTTCAATTAGGTTTTCTTGAACGGAATTTACTTCTGTTGAAAACTTACTACTAAAGTCATTAAAAGTTTTTAAAATATTTGTTTCTAAGTTTCCTATTTCTGTATTTACCATTTTATCATCGCCAGTTATTTTTCCTTTTATAATTCCCTCAACCGGTTTTGTTAAGTCTCCCATTGCTGTTCTCATATCTTCGGTTGATCCAAAAATATTATCAGCGGCTTTTGCTATTTCTAATTTACTATCAGCCACTAAACCATAAAATTTACTTAGGGTGGGTGTTGTTGCTTTTGCAAATTTTGTGGCAACCTCTCCAGTTGTTAATAAATTTTTAATTTGTGTTGTAACATCTAATTGATTGAACGCTAACTCCTCAATGGTTTTTGAAGAATCTTCATTTGCCTTTTTTAAATTTTCAATATCTTCAGGTGTTAATTCTTCTACCTTTTTTTCCGTTGTTATTCCGGTTTCTTTATCTCTAACTTGGATTGTAGCAACCCCATCTTTCATTTGTGCCATTGTGGCAATCATTTCTTTAGTTTCGTCATCATCAATACCTAAAGACGGCATTTTAATTTGTTTAAGTTTCATTTCAAAGTCGGAACTTTTAAGTGCCATTTTTGCAAATTCTTCTCCGGTCATTCCAACAGCTTCTGCAACTTCTCTCATTCTTCTTTTAGCCCCAGGAAGAATTTCCATCTGTCCTGTTTTTTCATTAAATCTTGTAAATTCTTTACCAAGATTTACCATTTCTTTTTGAAATTGTTCGGGGTCGTTTTGAGACATATCCATTGCCCTTAAAGGGTCTAATAAACCACTTGATGTTACACCTAATCGTTGTAGTGCTGCTGACATATCAATTGCACCTTCTGGATTCATAACTTTTTCTGATTGAGCAAATACATTCGCCATACTAATTCCAAGTCTTTCTGCTTGTGCCGCCATTTTGGCCAATCCTTTAACTCCGTTTTCAAAATTATACAGGTTCATTTTAGATAAATTTTCCGTTACCTTACTTGAAACCGCATTAACGGAAACTCCGGCCGATCTCGCAACCTCAGTCACAGTTTTCATTTGTTCCCCAACATCATAAACAGAAATTCCAACATCTCTAAAGCTAGATGCTAACGTACCAACGTCTTTACCAGTAAGTTTTGATGCAGCACTTAACTCAATAATGGCCTCTTTACTAACACTGGCGGCCCCTCCAAGACCTTCCATAATTGAAATTAAGTTGTTGGAGATGTCGGCGTCTTGAAGACCTAATTTGGCTAATTCAGGTGCCGCATCAGCAATAGTAGTTTTAAACTCGTCAACTCTTTCTTTAGATAAACCAAAGGCAGATTGAACGCTATTTGCATATGTTTCTAAATCCGCGAAAATAGTGCTATCTAATGGATTAATTGAATTAAGTAATCCTTCAAATTGAGATCCAATTTTTTCCTTTAGAGCTCCAAGATTTAAAGTATATGCGTTTTTATCAAAGTCGGCAAGTGTTCCACCTAACGCATCATCCATTAACGAACTATTTCCAGTATTATTACTAAAAAAAAATGCCATATATTAGTTTAATTAATAAATACTTTTATTGTGTTTTTTTATTATCCTCAACATATTTATTGATCAAATATTTTCTCACATAAGTTGGCATATTAATAAACTCAGAATATTGGGTTCTAAAGATTCTTGAAAAATAATAAAATTCGTCAATTATTATTGTCTTATACTGATATGAAAGGCCGAAAAAATTCCACCCCAAAAGTAATGTCGATCATTACTTTTTCTCCAGACGGGGCGATAATTTCTTTTGATAAGTCTAATCTTGGTTCATTTTCGGCTATAAATCTTCTAATATATTTAGAATCAGCAATTGGCATTTGTTGAATAAATGTTGCTATATGTCCCTTGTCTTTATTACCATCAATAGACACAATAATTAAAGATAATTTTGTTGTTATTGATGGAGCTGTTCTATCAGTAGGGTATGATTTTAAAATTGTTTCTATTTCAATTTTGTCAGAGATATTTAAAATCTTTAATTTAACTTGTTTTTTAGACACAGGAAGAATTGTTTCAAATAAACCTTCCTCATCTGGCATATTTTTTGGTTTTTTAATATTTAATTCGTCCAATAAAATTGTTGATGTAAATTTTTTATCTGTATTAGGATCATTTACGGTTATTGGATATTCAGGACCAAAAGACGTGTTTCTTAAAAATAAAAGTATTGCTTCAACGTCTCCGTCAATTAATTCTTCAGGTCTTAAATCTTTTTCATAAATTTTATTCCTAAGCAAAGGAAGAACTATACTTTCTTGAATACTTTTTTTAAAGTCTGCTTCCGCAATTATGTTTTCATCAAACGCAGTTAAATAACCAACTTTAATGGTTTTCTTTTTAGATTTATAAAAGATCCCCCCAGAAGGTAGGGTTATAACATCGTGTGGTAAATTGAAATCGGCTTGTCCTGCCGAGTAAGCGTCTTGTCCCATATTTTTTTAATTTAAATATAATTAACATATGTTTTTTTGTAAATATTAAATAATACTCAAATAACGTTCACAAAAAAAAATTCCTACACATAAAAACATATAGGAATTAATAATATTTTTTATTAAAAAATTAATATACTAATATGCAACGGTCCATTCTCATAGAACTAGTTACTTTAGCTAAACCATCACTAGTGTATGTTAAAGCTCCACCATCATATTTTGTTAAAAAAGCTCCTTCTAAAATCCATTTTTCAACAACAACACCTGTTGGGTCTAACATCTCAAGGTCAACATTTTTTTTGTAACCAGCAGCATATCCCATTCGTCCTGTTACAGATTCAGCACATAAACGAATCCACTCCATTAATGCCTGTGATGCTGATGGGCCAATAGGGTCTCTAAAAGTTACCGCCAATTCTCCCCAAGTAAATTTACCGGCCACGTATGTAGATGTATTTAAAAATGGAATTTCAGTTGCCGCAATTGTAAGTGAAGGTCTTGCTGTGGACTCTACATACCACTCATTTATA